GCAAGTCTGGATTCGACTTCCTGCTCTCGCCCCGATAGTCGATGCTATCGACAAGGTGCTTAAGATGTTTACCCATATCCTGCACCACTGCGCTTGAGAACCTCTGCATCCGTTTACGATGTTGATCCTTGAAGAAGTCTTCGACTACCTCCTGATTCTTATCGGCAAGCTGAGTGCGGAAGTCCGGCTTGATCTCGTCAACTTCGAACTCGATATAGAAAAGATCTTCTAGCTCTTCTTTTGGTGGGTAGTCATCTGGATTAAACAGAGTGTCGATACTGCCTTGCAGTCTGACTTGCTCATCGATTACCGCATCATCATAGGCATCGATAAACTCATCACGCTTCGCATAGAACCTATGCTGTGAGTCGGTTATCCGTTGTATGAGATCGGGTAACTCCACGTTTGGTATCACAAACGCACCGCCACGAGTCCAAGGGTAGGTCTTTTTGTAGAACAGGTTTTGGGCTGCGTTGGCTATCGATATAGCTTCCTTGAGAGGTGCACAGTTAGGTAACAGTGTTTTCCTAGTATCCAGATCCTTGTCGCCGATGGATAGACCGTTGGCCCTCTTGACCTGTGCCGATGCTTTTTGATCTCTGCGCTTGTTGTTCCAGTAGCCCTTGTGGAACTTGACCTCGCACATGGCAGTGATAATTGTTGGTGCTTCTACACCAGATTCAGAGAAGTCTGCCAACTCCTGTGTCTCCTCACCAACTGCTGTGTTTTGTGAGTCCGTTGTAGAAAATACTCCAGTAGGAGATTGTCCGTTAAGATCTTTATGATCCTGACTATCACCAGCAGAGTTATCCACAGGGGTAACAGGGTTTGAACCAACCGCTGCATTATGTGTTCCTGTGGTAAGGGATCTAGGACTGACCCCACTGCTCACGTTGCCGTTCCAAATGTACTCGTTATCTTCACTCATCTTTCTTACCTCCCGATATATTCGATGTCACTTGCAGGGATGACCTGATAGGCTCCCTTGTTGTAGGCAGGAGCTACAGTGTAGCTACCCTCGTATTGAATCCGACTGACTTTGCCAGTGGCGCATTTGATAGGCTCACGAGATGGGTACTGCTCCGAATGGTCATCCATCCATCTCTGAGAATTTGGTGTGTAATCCACCGAAAGTTGCTTCCACGGTCTGCGCTGTTTGCGAGGCTTACGTGGCGGCTTGTATCTACGAACCATAATGATCTCCTTTAAGATGTTAAGAAAAAACACACAAAGTCAAAATTTGGAAATGACCTTGTGAGTAACTATTATAACATATTTATCAGGATATGTCAAGGGGTTACAGGACGTAGTGTCATACACCAAAAAGTATCAGATAGTGAACTGTACTGTATTGTACTGTAATGTACTGTAATGTTCTTTTTGTAAACGAGCTAAGTCATTGATTTGCAAAGAATGTTCTAATGTTCTAAAAAATGGGTGGGTCGAACACTACATTTAGAAAAAGTTTTTTACGCAAAAGAAGGGTCAGACAGACAGTTTTTTATTTTTTCTCAAAATGTTGGCGTAGGGGTTACCCTATTTAGAACATTACAATTATTATTATTATTATATAGATAGATAGATAGTAGATACAACTAGGTGACACTAGATGATAGTTTCTGATAGCTTTCATTTGTAGTAATTTTTTTAGAACATTGCAGGAACATTACAAAAAAAAACGAACAATGTAGGTAGGACGGGGCTTTCAGCCGGAACATTTGCTTTTTTGGTGCTACCCCACCAGAACTTTGGCTCGGCGCAGAGCTTCTCACTGGTTTCAGAAAAAAGATATTTATGGTTTTGGTGGTGAGCCACCAGAAAATTACTTGTGGTGACCACCAGAAATACAGTCGGGTTGGCTCGGAGCTACGCTTCTCACTGGCTTCAAAGGCTCGGCGCAACTGAAGCGTGGCGCGGCGCAAAGCCTTTCACTGGTTTCAAAGGGAATGCACACGGCACTCCCTTTTGAACTATGCTCTCTTCAATGAATTTCTTAATCTTCTCAATTCATCAGCATATTTTTTAGCTATCTTCTTATAGCCACTGCAATCTCGGCATTCACTGGACGATCCCATAAGGTACATAGGTGCACCCCAGAATAGTAGGATCAGTCCACCGCCTGCCAGCATTCCACCGAGTAGTGGGTGAAGACCCCATGTGAAAGAATCGCCTAGATAGTTGAACCCCATGATGATCACCAAATTGGTGAACCACCCACCGAGGAAGGAAAGATAATACCGAATCATAATGATTCCCCTAGTTAGTTAGTTAATGTGGATGGGTGCACACGGCACCCCCACAGTTAAGATCGTAATTTCTTACGATGCGTCCTTCATTTTGGTGAGGATCTTTTGATATTCCTCACTCGCCATTACGGACTTGGTAGCAACCTGACCCATCAGCTCGCGCATCTGTTTCTGCAACCAATGCACATCCATGTCCATCTCGAAGGATGAATCGTCAGGATCTTTCTGAGTCTGAGACCACATGGCAAACGCTTGCTTGATAACATACGCGCCCAGTGATTTCTTGGGTGGATTGATGAAGCTCTCTTCATCCTCGGTAAGATCTTCACCCGCTTTCTCTTTTTCTTGGATAGCAAGCTTCCGCTCATTATCCTCGTGAGTCTGCAGTGATTTCTCAAGAGTGATCATCTTACCGTGCCATACGTTTCTAGTATTAGAATACTTCTCGTATTGGTCCGTGGTAAGAATGTTCTTCATCTTGGGAGCCTTACCGGAGCACTTGTACCATGCCGATACAATCGTTGCCCCTGTTTTGCCACCGCCTACGGCGCCGAGTATGTAACCCGCTTCTATCTCAGTCCGTCTTTGCACGGCGTAGATAGTAGCCTCGGCCTCGCGGTTTTTGTCCTCAGACTTCCGCAACATACTGGCAGTGATCCTGTGCTCGTCAGATGCCGTAGCATTGAATGCTATTATCTGAGCTAACACGGATGCGTTGCCGTCTTGGTCTTTCGTGCCGATCTTACCCGACTCGATAACCTTCTCGACTACCGTATCGAACGCAACGAATTCGTTGCTACCCTCGACGTTTTCCAATGCGTCACCATTAACGTTTTGTGATGCGTCACCATCGTTGACTAATTGGTTCATAATAATGATACCTTTAGCAAGTCCGCCCGTAGACCGGCATGGTCCCGGTCGCGGACATCGTTGAGAGACAGTCAATCCCTCGCCGACCCCATAAACCTAACACGGTTTTGAATTTCACCTATAAGATGTCCGGTTTTTGGTGGTTTCCCCACCAGATTTACCCCACCCCCTACCCATGTCCCACTTGACTGACTGTTGGTCATGCGCGTGTAGTAATACTAATTTCCTCAAACAAATCTGTTTTCTCTGAGTTCCGACCCCCACCCCCCTCATATATGGAAACACCCCCCTTTGGAGTCCCACGGTTATTGGTAAAAAATTATTTTTTATGTATATTTCGCAGAACGACCACAGGTCAGCGAAAATATGACGATAATGCTGGAACCCGAGATCGGCGTACCGTTGGATAAAGACAAACCATACGAAGATCTTAAGACTAATGCAGAAGCAGCCTGCAATACCGCGCTAGAGTTGGCAGAACATGGCCTAGATATCGAGCCTAACGAGGAAGATAAGGAGGCCGCGGCCAGATTAGCAGCCGCATACGCCGATAATCCCGAAAAAACATCAAAGAAAGCCTCTGATAAGAACTTAGCGAAGCTAACACCCGCCTCTTTGGTGCTGACAAATGCAATTTTGCAGGAGTTTGGTAGCTCAGTTGCAGAAAGTGCGACCCAGATACGCCATTTAGTCACAAATAAGCTGCTGTTAGAGTCTGAAAACGAAGATCCAAGGATACGAATACGTGCTTTGGAGCTGTTAGGCAAGATATCAGACGTAGGATTGTTCGCTGAGAAGTCAGAAGTAACGATAACTCATCAGTCCACGGACGATTTACGCGATAAGTTGCGGTCTAAGCTGGAGAAGCTGGTAAATCCTGTAGAAGTTGAAGAGGCTGTGGTGATAGATAATGAAGTCATCAATATAGAAGAAGAACTAGGGGAGCTAGACGACTACGATGACTGAACCAGCCCTCGACTTTACGGAAGAAGAAGTTGAGCAGATGCTCAATAACTTGGATCAGTACACTGAGGAAGAGATCCTTGAGATAGATAAGATCGTAGACGAGCTTGCAGACCGTCGAGCCAACCAATCAGCTAGGGATGACCTCATAGAGTTCTGTAAAAGAATGCAGTCAGACTTCATTGTGGGTAAACACCACCGTCTACTAGCCGATATGCTCATGGCAATCGAGCAGGGAGACAAGGATAGGATATGTGTAAACATACCGCCTCGTCATGGTAAGTCGAATCTAGTTTCTATAATGTATCCTGCGTGGTTTCTAGGGCGAAACCCTAACAAGAAAGTGATGATGGTGTCGCATACTACCGATTTGGCGGTAGATTTTGGTAGGAAGGTACGAAATCTGATTGCGACAGATGAATATAAGACGATATTCCCTACAGTTAGCCTTGCAATCGACTCAAAATCAGCCGGAAGGTGGAATACCAACACAGGTGGCGAGTATTACGCCTGTGGTATCGGTTCATCTATAGCTGGTAGGGGAGCAGACTTGTTATTGGTGGACGATCCGCACTCAGAGCAGGATGTCATCAACGGTAACTTCGAGGTTTTCTCTAAAGCATACGATTGGTTTACGTTTGGTGCTCGAACTCGTCTCATGCCCGGTGGTCGGGTAGCTATCATACAGACACGTTGGCACATGGACGATCTTACTGGGCGTGTGACTAAAGATATGATGCAGAACGAGCGGGCAGACCAGTATGAAGTGGTGGAGTTCCCGGCGATTTTGGATATCGATGACGAAGAAACAGGAGAACCGATACAGAAACCGTTATGGCCTGAGTTCTTTGACCTCGAAGCTTTGCTCAGAACCAAGGCATCTATGCCTACATTCCAGTGGAACGCTCAGTATCAGCAGGAGCCGACAGCAGAAGAAGCCGCGCTGGTCAAACGTGAGTGGTGGCAGATGTGGGAGCAGGGTAATCCACCGTCTTGCGAATATATTATCATGTCGTTGGACGCAGCGGCAGAATCACACAACAGAGCTGACTATACAGCACTGACTACATGGGGTGTGTTCCTTAACGAAGAGAACGAAGCATACAACATTATTCTACTCAACAGTATAAAGAAGAGGCTGGAGTTCCCAGAGCTGAAAGACTTAGCTATGGATGAATATGCCGAATGGGAGCCAGACGCATTTATAGTGGAGAAGAAAAGTTCGGGTACGGCCTTGTATCAGGAGATGAGGCGTATGGGACTACCCGTATCTGAGTATACCCCTCACAGAGGATCAGGTGATAAACTTGCGCGATTAAATTCAGTATCTGATATTGTAGCGTCTGGTTTAGTGTGGGTTCCCCCTACACGGTGGGCAGAAGAGGTAATCGAAGAAATTGCAGGTTTTCCGTTTATGAGCCATGATGACCTAGTTGACTCAACAGTT